CTGTTGCTGATACTGATACCAGTTTTGTGCTAAGAATTGGAATTTACCATCTTTTGCTGCATATCCTTTACCCAAATAAGGAATTTCTTTCTCAATGGATGGAAAAATGCTTTTGATCTGCATTTCAGATAAGTACCGTCGTGACCATATCCAATCACAGTCCGATAAATCTTTCTTTGTCCAATATGGATCCATGATAAAAGAATTGAAAGGAAGGCGATCGCATTTAACTTCACCATTTTCCGGGTCTTCCCTAAAGTCCATCCATAAATTAAGAAGATTTAATCCACATGTATTAGATCCCATGAAGCCATCAGAAATCTTTTCATAGGCATTATCTTGTTTCATTGACCAGTTTAATACTGTAGTTCTTTGATCAGCAGATTCTTGAACATCGGGATCATTATCACCACCAGTCACAATACTTTGCAGGCGATTGTCGATCTGGTATCCGCTAATCATATTTTGGATACGAAGAATCTTATTTAACATCAACGTTTTCTGATTGCGGTAATTGACGTTGTAGAAGGTGTTCCAGTAGTCTTGCTGCCCGGTCATCATCTTGGTGTCTAAATCGGCCTCATACCACCATTGTTGGAAGAGCGACTGACTTTCTTTCCATCTATCATCCATTTCTCTTGCGATCGAACTGCCAGTTATAGAAGCCATATACATCCTTTAAAAAAATTTCTTGATAGTTAGGGCAAAAAAATTCACCAATACATCCTATATGCCAACGTCAAAAGGAAAATCGAAGCGGATGCTATAAAAATTGTAGCGATAAATTCTTCATAAATTACTTTCATTTTGGACCTACCTTTACTTTCAATTTTCATGACACAATCTTTTAGATAATCCCATTCTAAATCTCTTGATTCTTTTGAATCATATTTTAAATAATTCCTGTTCTTTTCTAAATCGATTTGGATTACATCCTCTCCAAATTTTTCCAAGGCTACGACTTTGTTTAAATCATACATTCCATTGTTGAATTCATACCAATATTTCATCACTTAGCCCACTTTTTCTTGTTCTCTGCGTTGAGATAATCGAATTATTTCTGATCCCATTGCCGTCATTTCATTCTTAAGTTTTGCTATCTCTACGTCAATTCCATTGAATGAATAATGAAATCTTTTTAATGAACTTTCCAAATCTCTTATTTTTGTACCAAGATCTAAAAGTGCTTTTATTGCGTTAAATTCTTTTTCATCACTCATTTTTTCTTTCCTTTGCCTTTCTTCATCTTCATGTCACATTTTTCTATCTTCTTATCTCGTGGAATATCTTTCTTAACGAGAGTATTCATCATCTTGTCGATTTTCTTTTTGTCAGCCTTGATTAACTTATCCATGTTCTACTTCCTTGTCTAATAAACGATTCATTATAAAAGAGAATTCGTTGTCACGATCAATCGAATCATCATATTCAAAACATATTCCTTCATTGTCTTGAAAGATAAACTTTATTGATCTTTGCATACATTTTCCAATCCACGTTGCTTTGCTTATATCAATAATTTGATTTTCTTCACCGTTCATATACCAAAAAGCCATAAATCCTCATTTTCCTAAGCTGTTCATAAAAATAAATATATTAGTGAAGAGAAGCAAACTTGCCAAAATTATGCAACCATTAGAATTTTGCTTTATAATAGAACCAATAGTCACGAGAACCCAGAATAGAACGTTTAGGGCTGATAATGTAATAATGAACATCTATTCGTCTGCCTCAATACTTTTGAGTCTATCCTGAAGCCTGTTTAATTCTTCTAAGTACATTTGTATTCTTATTTTCTTGTTTTTTAGCACATCAATGTATTGCATTTTCCATTTTTCCATATCATCTTTAGTGAAATACTTATTTTCTTCTGCCGGTTCTTCTATATAGCCTTCGAATAACTTTTCATCAGCTTCTTCATTCCAAATCTTAAGTTGAATCTGCTCGATCCAATAGACAACAAAATCCTTCAAAGCCTTATTATAATCATAAACCATCCACATTTCTCCAATTTTTCCGAGATTTGTGCATAATTAATACCCTAAATTTTTTCTTCTCATTTCAAGTATTTTATCAGGTGTTAGGCTATGTGACATTCCGCCTATCGTCTTCATCCCAACGCATGCATAGCGAAATGCATCAGCTCCATGTGAGTATTGGTCATGCATTGGAACATCATAGTAAACTTTTAAATTATCATTCCATTTTTTCCTATAAAAGTCTAGACAATCGATGCCACGCTTTGTACTTTTGAGATCGAAACAACAATGCGGCAGAGTTGATCTAACGGTTTGAATACCATCTTCAACGCTTGAACTTGGCAATACTGTCATTTGATATCCAAGGTTTCTAGCCATTGTAGTTCTCTCAACACCTGTGCTAAATTCACCATGCTTCATGTCATGTGGCGCAAAGTGTCTTCCCCATATAGCGCTATTCTTTGTTCTCCAATTATCAAGATATCCGCAATAATGTGGCAATCCTTCATTGTTATTCTCATAATAATGTATGAAGTTTAGCCGGCCATTGGAAAGCTCTTGAAAAATCCATATTGAAGTAGAGTCTCCATATCCGATATCCCAAGCTGTATGACATGGTAAATCAGGTGAATGGTTGATACTGCATATGCGATCGTCATCCCGGCATTTTTGTATGTATTTTCCATAATATGACCCTTCAGCGCCCCTTGTGAATGAACAATAATATTCTTGTTGTATAAAGTCTTCTGGAATTCCTTCAGCTCTCAACCTATCAATATGTTCAGCACTTAATGTTTTTGTATCATCAATCGTTAGGAATTCAGCAAAGTAATTTGGATCCTGTCCAGTCTTAGCATAGTTATAGAGCTTATAAAAGTGGTTTTGACCATTTGGTGTACTTAAGAATATTGCCGTGCCATTGTTTTGTGAAACACGGGGCTCTAATGTATACCAGCTTTCAGGGTCCATGAAGGCATATTCAGAAAGAATAACAAAACATGGGTTCATACCACGCGCTTGTGTGGCATTTTTACCATCGATACCCATCACACAATATACAGAGCCATTTATAAGCTCTATACGCATGTCAGAACTATTTTTATACTTCACAATCTCTTTTGGAAAGTGATCTAAGTACTGCATAGCTTCACCTGTGTCAGTATCGTGAACGCTATTCCAAATTGCTTTTTTACCTTGATTATACTTGGGGAAGCAATGTAGATAGACTCCAGGCTTTTGCATCGCTGTCTTTATAACATAGTTTAGAGCCATTAAGTCTTTTCCAGCACCTCTATGAAATACACAAACGATTCTTTTCTTACCGGAATCTAATGCTTTCAAAACAGGAAGTTGGTATGGACGTGGCTTAAACTTATGTGGAAGCGTGATTATTTCACTCATTGGTATATTTCATAATGTTTACGTTGACTGTAGCGTCTTTTTGTGACTCTACAAGTCCGCCAAGAGTCTTCATAATAAATATAGTCGTAGTTACATCACATTTATCAAGCAATGTCTCAGTTGACACTCTAGCCTTTGCTCGGAGCAATTCATTATGGTCAATATCGTCTTTCGCTGCATTTGCACGGGCTTCGATGACCGCTTGAGCAACTTCGGGGTCATTTTTCATGTGATCATATATTGTAACAGGATCGCATGGAACTATTAAAGCTGCATGCTTAATTATGCCTCTTTTTTGATGAATTGCCTTGATTATCTTAGTTTTATCTACTTTAACTCCAGACACCATAGGAATACTTTATCCTCATTTCATTCATGCATTTTTTTATATCTTCGTCTTTATAAATCCAATCGTATAAAGTAATTCTAGGAATTTTTAAATCATCACAAATGCCTTTGAAGTAGCCTTTATGTTTTTTTATTGCTTGGATTGCAATATCCTTGGGTACACGAAAAAACCTTGGTCTAGCCATGCATAAACTTTTGTTTAATATTGCTCCACAATATGTTGTAAATTATCTTTTATGTCAAGTAATTTATTCATATTGCAAAAATGTTTGTGTCGGGTATAAATTATTTTTTATCTAGGAGGCTCTATGAGTGGTGTCAAAGATTCCTTGGATATATTGAATCTAATACTTCTATTTGGTCTTTCAATTCTTTTTTGGAAACTGGGATCAGTGCAAAAGAGCTTAAAAGATCAGATTGATTTGAGTAAAGAAAAGATAAAACTTGAAAAAGATAGACTTAAAAATGAGATCTGATTAAATGAAGATTTTCGTTTTTGATAAATGCGATGGCAAATGCTTGTATGTTTTCGATAATCAATATTTTGAAAGTTATGAACTAATGGACGATAGTTTCTATAAAAACGATATAAAATCATTGATTGAGCAGAGTGCTCGTAATGGAAATTTAAGAAGAGCAGCATGTACTTTTCCTAACGAAGTTATACAATCACTTAGAGAGGATTTAGGAGTGGAAGATTTCCAATCGAATTGAATATTCTTTAGGCATGCCTTTTTCTTGTCCATAATGCCATTTGATTCGCGGGTCGCTATCTGCTCTTCCAGGGATATTATTTCCCGTTAAGATAGAGGCTATTTCGTCTCTAATCCATTTGACGCTTGAGAGTAAATTATCGTCGTCAAGTGTGCGTGGAGCAATTCTGGTTAATTTTACAATGCATGGCAATTCGATAACTGGTCTTTCTTGATTAAAAATAGCCCAAATCATCAATTTCTGAGTTTTGTGTCTTTTGTGTTTTTTTGACCAATGTTCTTGGCAATTTGCTTCTGACATGGTTTTTATGGGAAGCGTCCAATTTAGCAAAAGCTTTTTTTCGTTCATCATGAGTTTTTATTTCCTGTTGAAGTTCATTGAATGCTTTAGATTCGGATTGCAGAAATGCATTTTCATGAGCTAGAATGGCGAATCTGCGTTCGTTGATGCGAGACATTGTTTTGATATATTTGCTGACTGTGCAGTAAAGGTCTTCGTAGTTTTCATCCATTGTCAAATCCTTTTTTGAAAACGCTCACATTTTGAATACAGCGAATTTATTTGTCAAGGTAGTACATTGGCATGGAATTTCTTTTTTGATGCAACCAATTCAATTTAAGGCATGAATTTTGGCATTTTGAAATGGGTTGGGTATTTGAAAACTTCTTAAAAGGTTATCAAATTGATCCATGAAACCATGTTCTCTGAATTTCAAGCTTTGATGTTTCATTCCTCTCGTGAAAGCGATTGATTCAGCAGACAAATGGCATTCGGCTTGATTGTATTCTTTTCCATTAACAAAATATTCAAAAACCTTTTCACAAATCATTTCAGAAGGCTTTTTAAAAGTTTCACTTTTTTTTTGAAAAATCTGATTATTTTGAGCCATTTGCTTGTTAGCTTGTTCTTTTAAATCTAGCCTTTCTTTTGTCAATATTCTCTCTCTCGCTGCCTCACAAGCCCAACGTATGCGACCATTGTCAGTATGATCTTTTACTTTTTTAGGATTGTCCAATTTCCATTCAGAAAGTATATCATACGCCATTTCAACGACTTCTGTTCCATTTTCTTCAATGGCCTTGAAATGTTTTCGATCACTAGTGAAAACATTTTCTCTTCTTTGAATTAATTCTAGTTTAA